CACGCTGCGGCGCCGGAGGCAATTGATCTTCCATACCGATCCACACCTTGACGGCGATCACTCCTGACGGAGTTTGTGCCGGAAAGCCTTCGATTGCCGTTGCCGGTATTTTTTCGCTTTTATGCCAAAATGACGAGAAAGTGTCCCAAAACTGTTGCTGTGTCGGGTAATCACCCGTTTCAAACCAGCTGAATATTGTTGCTAAATTTACCATAACTGTTTATTTTACTTTGATTACGTAAGCGAGCACGAAGTATGGAGGTCTGTTTTCGTGCATCTGTCCGCCGCCGGCCGGTTCTGTGTTAGCCGTAAAGCCCGATGTTCCTGCCGGATCTGGAAACGGTCGGCTGTTGGCATTATCACCCCAGTTTTGATTCACAAATTTGATTTGATGCAAGTGGGACGGTATTTGCTCAAGTGTCAATTCAATTGACTCCTCGCCTCCGGTATCCCACATTACGTTATAGCCCGAATTAACCGCGTTGTCATAGCCCGCGATGAACCTCCTTCGCAGATCAGGCAACTCAAACGTCTGTTCTGTCTCACGTCCCAAAGAAAATGCAAGATCGGGATATTGAGCAGTAGGGAGCACATCACCGTTGCAAAGCAAATAATCCTGCGGGATGCGATCAATCCTGCCCGACCACATTTTGATAAAGCCTGTCGGTTCTTCTTTCAANGCATTAAATCTGTCCTCAATCTGCCTGTTTGTCATCACCCGGCGAAAGTCAGCCCAGAGATATACTCCGGTATTGGAAAACACAGCTTTCCTGAATACGTATGCCTCCGGATAGCTGATACCAAAAACATTAAGGGACATTGCCTCTTCAATAATTACAACATTTTCTTCTACCGCCCCGCCGCTAAATGGCATTATTTCGCCGGCGATAACGATAATCCCGTCACTTACATTGCCAGAACCATCATTCTCACAACCTGACAGTATATAATTAGCGCCGCCAAGCAACGCAATACTGGCATTCAATCCAATCATTTGTTGCATCCTTTCCATCGTGTCCGACGACAGTGGAAAACTCTCTTTTGCTGTAAAATTTATTCTATTCATATACGATACGATATTTTTTAGATGCCAGTTTATTTGCATTAATTACATTTCTCAACCGTGCCTCCTCTGCTGCCGACATCAACCACAGCATCGGCAATACTGCCTCAAAATCCAAACTGTTCGCTCCAGTTTGAAAATCCCTTCCCAGCATGTAAGGAACAAAACCGGGTGAACTTTCAGTTGTGAGCGTGACTGGTTTAATTTGATATTCCCTCCATAACAGGTAATAATCAAAATCAATATCAACCGGTCTCACAACAATGCGTCTTTGATAGAAATCAAATTCATCATTCAGCAGGGCTTGCAGGTAGCACACCTGCGCTTTGACACTGATTTCAAGCGACCGCGCGTAGGCAAGGAACTCAACATGCAGTGCATCCATAGCCCTCCCAAGCGCTATGGTCATTGCCATTTGCATTTTGTTTCTCAATACAACAGGCGTCAACAGCAGATGCAGCAACGTATATCCTATATTATAATACCTGTTCATCTGCTATGAAATTAAGAGTTAAATTTTCGTCCAATAGCCTGTAATATCCTGCGTTTGCAATTTCGCGGGCATTAATCTGTGTAAACTGTACGTATGGATCAAAGCGCGATCCCGAATATTTTATCTCGGCGATATGAACGCCGTCAAGCGCCTGCAGCACATCCACCAGACCCTGATTTGTAAACATACCGTTAAAGGGCAGGTTCTTCAGGTGTGCGCGGATCGCATCCTGTACGGGAGCAGTCGAAGCACCGTCCAATCGTCCGCCATGTCCGTTCAACACAAGCGGATCGTAATATATATCCATCTCTAAGCGCATGTCATCAGGGGTGTTATTGACAATCTGAATCCTGACGCCTGCATATTGTATGTCGCTGATGTATTGCTTGAATGCTGTTAACTGTGTCGGTGACAGCGGAAATCGATTGCCATCATTATCCCCGGTCGCTACTTTGATAAACAGCAAACTCCGGTCGCGCGATTCAACCGCGGCTGCAAATTTGACTACGCGCATTGAATCAACCTGGGCATCTGTCAGTCCGGTGTTATCATAACAGTCGGTTTCAGCGACTAAGTCTTTTCCAAATTGGAATAAAAGGGATTTAAAAACATACCACCTGGACGTCCCGGGCATCTGATCATTGACCGAAACAGACACATCCTTTTTGAACTGTTCGAGCAATTCCTGCATGACAAACATGGAGGTGGCAACATTTGAAAAAATGATGCTTTCGAGTGAAACAACCGAAAACTGATCCTCAAAAGACTGCCCTGCCTGTAATCCATAGACATCCCTTACCGTCTCATTGGCAATATATCCGTCTGTCATTAATTTTTTAAATTCCGCAATAGTCATAATCCTTTTATTTTTACGATGCAATAAATGTGATACCCACAGACATGTATCCGATGCCGCCAAGCCCGCCAAACGACCCGCGCAATGCAGTTGCCGGAAACAGGCCGTTCAGGTCATAATAATTCATCACACGGCGGTTGATGGGGGCAGGTCGCATGAACTGATCGCCGATCGTGATTTCTTCTGTAATCGAAACCCCGTTTTTTACGGCCATCTCTACCAGCGAAGTTATATCACCGGCCTCCCGGATCGCAACGTCTCCCAGCCACTGTCCCTGTCTACCTGTAATTCGCATTGATTTCAATATTCTGTTTTTTAATATCCAAATGATTCACCTGCATCCCTTCAGCATCTAACTGTTGCCTGATCCGATGTTTGTACAGCAGAAAATTATGATCCAGGATGCTTTTGTCTATACCAACCCCGACGGTCGGATTCAACTTCAACTCGCCCGGTTCAATTTTTAAGATAATATAGATATTTTGATAAGTTATATCATCAACATACAGACCTCCGGTAATTTTACCGCTGCCGTCACGCACCACTTTCACATCAAAGTCGTTTGTCTCCGCAGATAATCGTATGCCTGAATTTTTCATCGCTTAAACACTATTTAAATATCATTTTAAGCAACTGGTCAACCTGTACAAGTGCGGCGATAGTACCCGGATCGAACGTGCCGGTTCCGGCAGGCGTGACGACTGTCGCCTGCTGTAATGCCTGAAGCAACTGCGACAGAACCGTCATCAGGTTTTGCCCCCTGCATGTGATTTCGATTGTGTCAATCACATCTGCATTCACAACAAAAAGGTTGCCCAAATCGCCGGAGAACGAACCGACCAGTACGGCGCTTCCGATCGAAGGCGTCAACAGAACCTGATTGTCTGTTTTCGCAGTAGTAGACTTCAGACGGACGTCAGAAATGGAAAGGCTCCCAACTTTCACGGTGCAGGTTATGCCTTCAACGCTTTCAACTGTTGCAGGAAAAAACACCTGACCTGATCGCTGAAAGCCTTTCATCAATTCCGATATGCGCCTGTATTTATCCATTGCCCGTCAATTTACGTCCCAATTCTATTTTACGCGCGCCGCCGTTTTCGTCAAATGTGGTCGTTACCGATACCACATAATACGAACCGTCTTTAAATTCATATTCCCTGTCATGGATATGGGCTGACCAGGTCGGCTCAACATACGGAATCAGCCAGCCTGTAATGCTTCCCTCGTAGCCGTCGTACGACAGATGTTTCATTTCTTCTATTCCGCGCTGTCTTAATGCTTCATCGTCCATCACACCGAATACCTTAACCGTTCGTTTTTCGCCGCCGGTGGTGCCGATGGTTACCGTCTTTCGTTTGCCGTCTAATCCGATTCCTTCAACCGCGACCTCAAATCTGCGGTCGTCTGCGCTTCTGTATTTCAGATCGGACGATTCTATGTTTTTAGCAAAATCATACATCACATCACCGCCTTTTTCTATATAAGCAGGGTGTATGTTCAGTTGTGTGCCTTTCATGTATATGTTTGCCCCCGTATCTGCCTGTATTTTATTCAATACATCAAAGGCGTTCGCGTTATGGATGACAAATTTTTCATAAGTTATATCATACGTGCAGTTCAATTCCATCATGCCGGTTTCGGAAAGAATGTATTGGGCAATCTCTTTTACAGACGTTTGTCCAAACTGTTTGTCGCTGACAGGTTTGCGCGTCAAAAAAATGGCATCCTCGCAGTTAAGCGTCAAACTGCTGTCGTCCGTATCAATCCGCTGCAAATAGCCTTCAAATTCGGAAATAAGGTTCTCATCGTATCCGAGTTTGATGGTGACCCTGTCGCCCACTTTTACTTTATCCTCAATATCTAACGACTGATTGTAGACAACACCGGGAACAGCAATGACGGCCGTATCTGCCAGCAGATCGACCGATTTGTGTATTTCNACCGATTGAAGCAAACCCAACTTGTGATTGCCGATCTGTATGTCATAAACCATATTAAACATTTTTGACTTCAATAAAAAGTTCATACAGGGAGTCACTCGTTGCATCTATCGTAAAGTTTTGCACGTTTTCCCCCTTCGTGAATGGCAGGGAAAACGATTCAATGACAATCTGCTGGATATTGAGCATCGCAAACAGTTCGTTTTTTACGGAGAGCGCCCTTTTTTGCCCAATATAATACAGGAGTGTTTGAACATCATTTTCAGGGTATGTNTGNAAATCAGGGTGAACAAATGCGCCTTGAATGTTAATCGAAAAATCGTCCTGCGCCCATCGTTCTTTGATTGTGCCGATATGTTCCGACTTGGCTACGTTCCGTTTCACGACCACATTGCTTCCGGATATGGAAATCAGCGGTTCGACAGGGAACATCCATTCGGCATCTTCCTTCAGTCCGATCCACAAAGGCAATACCATCGAAATGGGCTTGCGGTTGATTGCGCCAAACAGTGTATTAAAAGATACGTCCATATTCAGTTACTCAGTCATTCAGTTATTCAGTTATTCAGTCACCCCGCCTGTCCCTGCGCCATCGAAAGCGCCCGTGTCAATTCGTCTAATATCATATCTCGCATATTGGCAGCGCCCTCTCTTATGCCGTTCGCATAAATTTTCATATTATTGCCCATTTCGGCAATGTGAATGGTGATATGGGTCGTTTTCGTGCCGCCGGTTGCAATACTGTCGGCCGTGTTCTTTCCCGCACCACCACCTTTCATCCCTCCCATACCGGACATTGCCGGCGATCCGGTTCCGACGGCTGCCACATTGGTTGTTCCGGGAACTGCGGCAGGCGCAATTGATGATAAAGGAGTTTTCGTTACGATTTCTACCTTGTCAGGTGTGGACCCGGTAATAAATCTGTACGCCTTCTCAATGCCCCACAGGATAGGCATCACAACATTATCAAACAGCCATTCAAGCCCGTCGATAACCCATGAAAGAACAGTATACATTGCTTTTGCATAGTCCATTAGTCCAATCCAAAGGTCTCTCAGCAATGTGGACTGGCCAACGAAATCAACCACCCTGGCGACAATATCTTTTATAAAATCCCAAAGTTTGGCAATATAGGGAACAATATAATTTGTAACCAGGTCGGAAACAGCCTGAAAATATGAAAAAATATTNCTGTTCATCACCATGTCAACAAGTGATTTGAAATATCCGTTTACCTCTTGAAATGCAGATGAAACNGANTTTAAAANNGTACCGCCAAAATGATCGAAAGCAGCATTAACCGCTTTTAAAGCAGGCAACAGCAACGGCTGAATCACATTTGTNTAAATCCCAAGCAAAATTTCATTGACATTACTCATTGCCGTCGCCCATTGTCCGCCTGCAGTAGTGCTTATCTTGTCGATCATGCCGTGATACAATCCCCCCTGTGATGTGGCATCGCTGAAAGCCTGCGTTACCATATCAGCCGAAATTGCACCTTTCGACATTTCTTCTTTCAACACGGCAATGCTTTTGCCGGTGGTCTTTGCCATTTGCTCGAGCGGGTTAAATCCAACGTTGATCATCTGAAGCAAGTCCTGTCCGGTCAACTTTCCTGTCGACGACATTTGTGAGAAAGCCAATGCGAGCGATTTGAATTTCTGTTCATCGCCCATGGCAATATCACCGATCATTTTCAGATTGGGGATAATTTTTTCCTGTGCGATTCCGAATCCGGCCATCATCTGAGTGGCTTCGCTCAATCCCGCTTTTCCATATGGTGATTTGGCTGCATACCCGGATATTTCATCAATCATCTTTTTGGCGTTATCTACGCCGCCGAAAAGGACTTCAAACGAAGTATTGCGCATCTCCTGTTCCATCCCCATCTTGATGGTTTTACCGATTGTGGCGCCTATGCCGACCCCAATGCCTAACATGCCTGCAACTTTGCCAATCGAAGAAAGGAAGCCTGACAAATTAACCTTATTCAGACCTTTTGCAGACTTCCCCAAATCATCAACGCCTTTTTTTGACTGACTGGCCGACACGCCAAGTTTTTGCAGCATGGCATCCATGTTGCCGCCCATATTAAAGACGTATGTGATAACATTGCTCATTTTCCGGCTTCCTTTCTTCTAATCCAGTTCAACGACTCGGCTTGTATTGCCCACTCTTCGTCCGTCAGCCCGTCCGGGTCAATATGCAGATAATACCGCAACTGAACATTTATTTGCAGTATCCCGTTCTGGGCAACACTTTGTTTGGCTGACGCTAAAGCTTTGTGATTTCGGCCTCTTTTATTTCGACGGTTTCATTCAGTTTACCCGATACGCCATAGAATTTTTCATCATCTGTTTTGATGCTTTCATCACCGCCAAGCCAGCAATTTTGCAACAGCACCTCGTTCGATCGGACAGGGTTCTCCCTGAGCGTCGCAACGTACGACATTGTCTTTCGGTCAGGCTTTTTCAGGTAACAAACGGAGTCTCCCACTTCCACCTTGAATATATCGCCGTATTTCTTTTTCCAGTCGGCTATCTGTTCGCCTGTTGCAGTTCCTTTAAGTTCTGACATAATCTTTTCTCTTAATTTTTAATTCTTAATT